CGCGACCATGCCGAAGACTCTGGTGGGAACTTGACCCTGGTGCAAGGGGTTGCAGAGTCCAGCTTGCAAGCGCACCCACTTGCGAGTCGAGCAGCGTGTCCCATCCGAGTGGATAGCTGAGGGCGGAGCCAAACTCCAATCTTTGGGGTTGGGCCTCCCTTCGCCCGGAACCCTCCGTTGGATAGGTTAATGAACAGTTAATTAACTTAGTAAGGAGATTGGTTTGAACGTTCGTGAATATCTTTGCGCGAAATATGAAACTGATTGGCCTAGCACCATGCTTGGCTTGGAAGCCAGAACATTTCGCATTCCTTATCCATTGAAAGAAGGCTGGCTTGTTACTTATGGCGACAGAGAGATCACGCCAGCCATGCGTGATGAGTTGATTCGTAAGTTGACGCAGAGCACTAAAAGCTCTGCTTATGCAGGCCTGAAGGCTTTGGGCGTTGCGCCAGCCACTGAACAAATCGAGTTGAGTGACACGGCCTTTTACCTTTGGTAACTCAACTGGCATACGGATATACACAATTGACATTCTCAAGCTTCCCACAAAAGCTTTTGGCCTTGCAATAAAGCAGCCGTGTCTATCCTTGGCCTTGATTGCACATTCCAATTGCCTCCACCGCGCAGTCCAAGACATTTCCAATTGGCCGCTCGTAATGAAGCGCCGCCCTCTTCTGGCATGGTGTAAGTAATCAATCGCTTGTATCCCAAAGCTTTTGCCGCCTTCCATGCCGCCGAGTAAAGCATTGAGCAAACATTCTTTGTTCCGTTGGTGCAACAACGATTAACCTCAAGTGTCCAGCCATCATCTAGCCTTCTTGCTACTGGCCTGCCAACAATTGCAACTCCAACCACTTCAGTATTGTCACTAACAGCAACGCAAAACTTACAGCCCTGTATCGGTTTGTGGTGTCGATGAAAAGCCGCAACAAAAGCGTTGGCCTCCTCAAAAGTAATCGGAGTGACCTCAAGAGGCATACGGATTAGTCCTCACAACGCCAGCATCAATGTAGTCCTCGGGGTCATAATCATCAGGTGGCAAGGGGTCGATGTTGAGCCAGCCAGCATCACGCAGGTAACGAAGGCTCATTGACATTACATCAACGTAATCATCATGGTCTGTATTCGGAAAACTACAGATTTGAGTGATGGCAGCTTCGGCCCAATCCCTGACATAGCCTGGTCGATTAGATGACTCAGGGACATAAACCCTGCCTGCTTTGATGATGTTGGCAACGATTGATAACCGCTGCACCTTGTCAGCCCTGCCAGGGTTGTAACTACGGACTGGCACATGAGCACGCTGCAAGTCCTGAATCAACGATATGCCAGCACTCTTGTCTTCCACGAGGACCAGATCAACCTTTTTGGCCGTCTTGCCTTCGCCAAACACAATTTCATACTCGTCTAATACTTTAGGCTTAAGGTCGGGGTATTGGAGTCTGTCCTGCCACGCATCAATGATCAGTACGCACATGCCACCATCAGTTGGTTTGAACACGCCGAATGTGATGCTAGCTGTTGGGTCATTGATTGTTTTTTCGGTATATGCGCAGTCATACGCTTGCACAACATACTCGAGCTTGGGTATGGGTTTGTCAGCAGGCCAAAGCTTGAACCAGTCGCGCTGCACGATACCACCCTCTTCAGGATCAATGATCTCAGCGTAGATCTCTTGCCTTCCAAGCTTGGTGCCCTCGTACTGCAGGATCTGGCGCTTGAAGTTTTCGCTCAGGTTATCGAGGTTTGAGTAGGTGCTAGCCGTCGTGAGCACGACATCATCACCCTCACGGCTGATCAGATCGATGATCAGGTCCTTTGGCTTAGGTGTCGTCGTGCAGATCAGCCTGGTCTTCATGTCATGCAACTTTAGTCGCATACCAAACTGGATCTGATCCCAGGCTTCTTGAATGTACTCCCAGGCTGCAAGCTCATCGAGCCAGCCTCCGTGGAATTGCGGACCGCGGAAGCGCTCAGGCTCCGAGGCTGGTATGCCTTTGATCAGCGAGCCGTTGGTCAGCTTGATCTCATGCAAGGCCTTGTTGTAATCAGCGATCAGGGCTGCAGGAATCACGCTTAGGAGGCCTGAATCACCCTCGAAGCATGTACCCCTCACATCACTTGATGTTGGAGCCGCTACGAGCCATCTGGTGGCTTTGTAGGACTGTGCCCACCAGCCTATCTGCTCGGCTGCTGTCCTGGTCTTACCAGCACCGCGGCCTGCCAGCATGAGCCATATGGACCACCAGTCACCATGCGGCAGGATCTGGTGCTTGAGTGCTCGTGTGAGCCACATCATGCGCCAGGCCCAAGCAGCAGCAGCCTGTGGCTCTAGCCTGGTGTACTGCTCGCGGATCGCCGGATCTTTGAGCAGGGCCTCAAGATCACTTGTCCCCAAGCTGCCTCTTGCTCTCGAGGTTCTTTAACATAGCGTCAAAGATGCTGATGTCAGCCTGCATCTGCAGGGGATTCTCAGCGTCTCCTGCCATAGTTACGCGATCACCGTAGCGCTTGGGATTCCACTTGGCCAGCAGCTTGAGCTTGATCTCAGCCCTAGCCCTAATCAATTGGACATAGCCAGGATCTATGCGTCCACGCTCTTCACGCTCGGGTTCCATGCTGATCTCTCGGTAAATCTCCTCAGCGATTGCGTCCTGCCCAATTTCCCGTGCGCGTGCGATCGCTGCAGAAAGACCGACTCCGCGCCCCGAAGCAACCTCCTTGTCATCCCTGTACATCCAGTCATAAATGGTTCGCCACTCGGGCATACCCTCATCTCTGCATATCTGTCTTAATGGCTCAGCGTTACTTAAGCGCTCCACAATCTCTTGTGCGATCTCAGGGGTGTATTTGCTGGGGCGGCCTGTTTTCTTGGGCGCGGTTTGTTTTGCGGCCTGGGCCTTTGGTTTCGCGGTTTTGCTCATCACATCTTCCAGTGACATTGATGCGCGGATTATGAGGCTAATCCGAAATTAATTCACTAAGGGTTTTTTTGATGATGGGGTCAAGCAGTAAGTAGGTGCTGGCTCTTACGCTGCCCGGCGATTCTTCGAGCCTTGCTATCGTGGGGCGCGAGAGGCCTACCATCTTTGCGAACTCGTCCTGGCTCATGTTAAGCGCGGCGCGAGTGGCTCGTAACATTGCTGGGATTTTGTCAAGCGTAATCATAAGTGATTCATTTTACTACGCTTTATACAAAAAAAGAACCCCCAATTGCTGGGGGCTAACTCTACGGGGAAGTGCAGAGGATTTCAGGAGAACACATCACATAACTGCAATCATCAGTCTAAGTCACTTCATCTTTGTTGACAATATCCTCAACCTGCTGAATGCGCTTGCCAATCCAGTGCATGACTGGCACAGCCATTGAGTTCCCTAGTGCTTTGTATCGTGGGCCATCTGCCGCATTAGGTATGTTGGTGTAGTTGTCAGGAAAGCCTTGTAGGCGCTCGCATTCAATAGGAGTTAGCCTTCTCACCGCAAAATTACTGCTTTTGTTTGTTCCCACTGCATGGCCATGTGACTTGCTAAGTGTCGGTGCTGGATCACCATCATTGAAAATGCCAAGGGGCCATTCATCAATCCCATTAACCCTACCTAAAGCGTTTTGAGTGCTAATCGGAATGGCTATAGTGTCATGCACTACATGACCTGCCTCTACCGCCTGGTTATTGATTGTCCCTAAATGACAAAATAATGGCCCGACAACTGAATGAGTGACGGCTTGAGTGCTGCCATCTGTGTCAAGTGGTCCTGTATGCTCTTCCCATGAGTCGGGGTCTTGTCGAGCATTGAATGCAATTGGTTGGGCTATGGCAGCAGGTTGTGCACGATCAAGGGTAGGCGCAATTTCTTTACTGACACCTAATCCATTTGCTCCCGTATTGGCAGTTATCATGGAATAAACCGGCTGAGGTGCAAGATAAGCCCCTCGCTGACTGAATAATTCCTGGTTACTAAAACCAACACCACCACTTCCTTTAGTTGATTGATTTAAGGTTGAATGTGGGTAATTTCCATCCCAGTGACTACATTCAGTAGAGTGGCTTTTAGCGCCGAAGGAAGTGCTTTGCCCCTTTTTTCTGCTCGGCGGAGGATTCCCTGACAAGCTGTGGCGCTCAAAAAGTACCGCTGCGGCACGCTTGAAGTCTCCAAGGTATCCGACAACAAACACACGGCGGCGTCGCTGGGCCACTCCAAAGTATTGAGCGTCAAGAACTCGGTACGACCACCCATACCCGAGTTCGACCAACATCCCGAGGAAGGTTCCAAAGTCCCGTCCTCCATTGCTCGACAATACGCCGGGGACGTTTTCCCATACCAACCATCGGGGCCTAAATCGGTTAGCAATCGCACCAAAGGTAAGCATGAGGTTGCCACGCGGGTCTGAAAGTCCCTTTCTGAGTCCTGCAACTGAGAAGGATTGACAGGGAGTTCCTCCGACCAAAAGGTCAATTGATCCAATGTTCCACTCCTCAAATTTGGTCATGTCACCAAGATTTGGCACATGCGAATAATGATGTGCCAAAACTTTGCTTGGAAACTTTTCTATTTCTGAAAAGGCTTCAGCCTCCCAGCCAAGGGAGTGCCACGCAACGGTGGCAGCCTCAACTCCTGAACACACTGAGAGATATTTCACTCCTCTTCCTCTTCTTGCTCTTCACGCTCTGCGCGTTCGCGCTCCATGTCGTATTCGTAAAGCTGCCGATCAAGCCATGCGTCGTAATCCATTTGTTTACTCCCCGAGGAATTGGTTAAGGGCGTTGCGAAGTTCGACAACTTGCTCACGAGTTAGTTGCGTTGAGCAATGCGAGCCAACCTTCCACAATGACACCCATAAGTTGTCTTCAAAGTCGCTGAGGTTGATCTTTTCATAATCATCGGTTCTTACGGTTACATCAAATTTGCTCATGGTGTTTGCTCCAAGTTGTTTGCTAACGAGACTTGACTGTACTCTCATTTAATCCACTTGTGTAGACACACGCCATCCATCCGACAAGTGGTCGTGATACGCAACTAAACGGCGTGTCACATGCAGCAGTTCAGTCTCATCCACTTGGTAATGCTTGGTAAAAGCCTTTACTCCCATGCCATGAATGCCCGTCTTACCGCGGTGGTGCTCAGGGCACAGGGGTATCGCATCCCAGTGACTTGCGCGCTGGGCCATGCCGGTGCCCTTTCTGGGGTGATGAATTTCACTCGGAGTACCAGGCGTGCCCTGCAAATGGCACAACACACAGCCAATGGCCGCCAACTTATCAAGGTGCCTTTTCTCTTCGTTAGTCATTTCAATGCCTTGCTTTCGGGTCTAGCAAAGTCTTGAAAATATTTTTTTGCCCCGATGATGTAGGCTTGGTATGCCTCTTCTTTTGTTTCGTAAGAACCAAGGCTTATATGTTTTTTATTTTTCATAAGCTGAGCACTCCATTTCCCAGTGTCTTTTCGATAAGTGACACCTTTATAACCACTCGTATTCTTGGAACTTAAAACGCTATTTGCAACATTTTGACTTTGTGTGGCCGATCTTAAATTTTCAATTCTATTGTTTGTTGAATCACCATCAATGTGATCCAAATATTTTGGCTTGTATCCATGATGAAAGATAAAAATTGCATGATGTAAGTAAAGTGTTTTTCTTCGTATAGAAAGCTTCCAATATGGCCTCCCATTGCAATGAGTAAGCCATCCAGCTCTTGCGCCTATTTTTTCACCGCCTGCAGCGGTAGTCCGGTAAAGAAAACCGTCGTAATACCAAAAATTGGTTTTGAGATAGTCGATCATGCTGAACCTCGCATAAGAACCATATGAAGTTGTGGCAGGCAGTGGTTCAGTCTGCTTTTCCCCCGCTAAAGGTAGCCACAACCGAATTTTACATTGTAGATCTATCAATCATTCGATTATTTGCAGACTCAGTGCGAAAAATTTCGATCCTGGCTTGTGCTGCGATCAGATCCCATCTCAACTTCTCCTCGATTTCAACGGCCTCCTTGAGGCCTTTTAGCAGTTCAATGTACTCAGGGTGAGCATAAGCGTCACGCTCTTGTGCCCCAAGTGCTGGCTCTAACGATTGCTTCATGAGCAACGCCTTCTTGCTCTTTCTGAACTCTTCCAAAAAAACACGCTGCGCTTTGTCGTCAGCAAATCGTTTGGCATGCTTGATGATGTGGTCCACCGCTTTGTGTGGATCGCGGTCTGGTTTTTCCATGTGTCACCCGAATAAAAGTAGTTGAGTTTTGACTTTGCCACCAGCGTCATAGCGCTTGGTATCACCCTTGGGATATGGCTCGATGGGGTAATTCAAATCCTTGCGCATCTGCTTGCGTTGCGTCTTATCACCACAGAAAAAAACATAACGATGTTTGCGTGCGCGGTCCACGAAGTAGACATTCTCAGCGCCATAATGATCAATCACCTCTTGATTGGTCATGCCATAGGCGTAGCTTGCATGGTGCTGGCGCTCGAGGCCTACCACGCGTGGATCTCTGAAGGGCGTGCTTAGGCCCGTGTACAGGAAGTTGCAAGCCTGGTACACATAGCCCACATGGCCTTGCTCAGTGTCGGCGTAAGACACCACCACCATGGGTTTGGGTAGCATCTGTAGCGACCTGCCAATCAGCATAGATGCAAGGTTTGGCCTGCTCTCACAAACCAGGCGATTAAGCTCAATCACATAGTCTTGCCAGCGCTCGCCACAAATGCCCGTGCGCAGGGTTGTGCTGGCCGATGAGCCGTAAGTCACCACACCAATCAACTCGCGGCCGTCATAAGCGCCAAACGCATGTGAAATGCTTGGCAAGCGCTTGGCATAGTGCTTTTGCAGCAGCCATGGCTCGGTCTCAAACGGGTTGATTGGCAGTATGTTCATAAACCTTCACCTTGATCATCCCTGCAATCATTGGGTTGCGATAAATCCTCAAGTCTGAGATTTGGCTGTCGTCCTTCCATACCTGAGCGTGCGTCAGGGCGTCGAGCAGGGACTTGAGTAGGTTGTCCAAATCGCGTTTGCGTCGGTCGGGTGGGTACACCTCGATCTCGACTTTGAGGTTGCCCTCGAGGCCATAGGTCTTGATGCCAAGCTGCATCAGGCACAAGTTCACGGCCTTGCGATATTGCATCCCCTCGCGTGAAACATATACGGTGGCGAGCCTGCCAATGACCTTGTGCCGCCAGTAATTGTTTACGGTAGGTGGCCATGGCAGCGTAGCTTCAAAGAGCGGTGACGAATCGGTAGGCATTTGCACCAGCTAGCTCCACAAATTGTTGGGATTGTCGATCAAACCAAAGCCTTAAGCGCGGCTCATGGTCTCCGTTTCGCTGCTTCTCACAGAGCAACATTGCATCAGGCTCGCCAGCATCAATCACCAAGCCTGCCTCGATGGACCGTTCTTTTTTCTTGTTGCGCCACATGAGCCACACATTGTCAACCTGGTCCGCAATGGACCCCGAGCCTTTCAGGTCAACTTTCTGCGGCATGGTCTCGTCATTAGCAGCTTTGCGGATGTGGTGAACCAAGTGGATATGTAAGTCCGTATCCCGAGCCAGGTTGGTACAGTCCGACACAAAGTTTTTCTGAGCGTTGTAATCGTCCTCGCCACTCACGCATTTCATCAGGCTATCAATGAAGTAGTCAGTCACCTTATGTTGCGTTGCGGCATAGTGGCCAACACCAATGACTTGCTCAGGTCCTGTGGCACCTTGACGGTCATAAAACCAAAGCTTGTCGCCTACCCACTCAGCAAAGGCATCGTACTGCTCGATGCTTGGGCATGATGATGCTGTCCACTGCCTGACCATGCGTTGCAAAGTTGTGGTTGGCTTCATCTCAAAGCTTGCAATAAGCACGCGCCTTTCCTGGGCTATAAGCTGCAAGGCAATCATGCCTGTGATCAAGCTTTTGCCTGAGCCATTTGTGCCAGCGTAAACCGTGACCTCAGCAGGCCTAAAACTGAATCGGTCCTTGACCTTGGACCAAGGCATCAGTACAGGCTTGGCAGGTTCAGCCTTCAGTAGCGCGATGGCTTGCTGAATAATGTCCTTGGCAGGCCTCACCGCTACCGCGGCCTCCATCTCGTGATACCACTGCACAAAATCGATGTTGTTAGGAATGCTGTTCATTGATCAATCTCCGAGTCCCAAATCAGGGCTGGGCGCGTTTCAAGGTAGGTGGCAATGATTCGGCTAGGACCAAAGCGTTTAAGCGCCTCTACGGCCTCAAAAACGGCCTCAGAATCGATTCCTGAGATATGGATGCGCAAACCCTTTGCCCAGCGATAATCCAAATCGCCGCGGCTCGCAATAACGACAGGGATTGGCAGGCTGGCATCAGGTTGGCCATCAAAGTCCACAAAAACGGCCTGGGGCAGGCGGCCTTTAAACTGGCAGGCAATAACAAACTCGTGGCCCTTCATAGCGCACCTGCAAATGGATCAAGGCTTGCAGGCTTGGCCTTGCCTTCTTTTTCTTGCAGCACCCAGTTTTGGAAAGTCTTGTCCCAGTCAAGCTTGGTTGCGTCCTTGCCTGACTTGGCTTGCCAGTAATTGCAAAACTTCATGATCGTATGGCTTGGGTTCAGATCAGGCCGTTCCTTGCGCATGAAAGCAATCAACTGATCGGAAGGTTCCCAGTCTGGGGGCAAGCGCGTAGCGCGGCTCTCTCTGGTTCTTGGTTCTTGGTTCTTGGTTGCTATTGGGGTAGCATTGCCCTCCCTTATGCCCTCCACATTACCCTCCCCATTGGGTAGGCTATCCCCACCCTCTAGCTTGGCTTTATCCCACCTAATGCGTGCCCCTTTGGCCCCGCCAACTTTTTGCTTAGTAAACGAAGCAATTTCCTTGTCGCAGCGCTTATTGGTATAGACGTCATCCTGCAAAACAAAAAACTCCTTCAGCAGGCCATCAATTTCCGTTACTGCTCCAGGCATGCGAATGAGCCTGGCAATCCTTGCTGGATCGTTGGGCAGCGGTTTTTGGTTTAAGTAATACAGGTCGAGCATGCGCCTGTATGCAAGGTCCTCGATGTCAGTGAGGTGGCTGGTGTGGGCTTGATAATCCCCCACATGGAACGGATAAAAACGCATCATAACCCTCGTCAAAGGCTTATCGTCACTGAGGTTGGGCGTTGGCAGGCGGGTGACGAAACCGCTTTTCCCTCCGTCGAGGTAGCCATGCCCGTTGGACTTTACTTAATGTTTTGTTGGTTCGCAAGCAAAAGCTTGAATCATCTCGCGCAGTTTGCTGTCGACGTCTGACCAATAGCTTTCAAAAGCTTCATGGCCATTGTTCTCAGCAATACCCAGGCAGATCTTGGTCAGCATGGTGAGCGCTACGCTATTGAAAACCTGCTCGGCAAAGTCACTGTCATGCTGCTCTTCAATAAGATCAATGTGATTACCGATGCTTTTGACCATCGCATAAGCAGTTTTGGCTATCTCGATCTCGGTCTTAGTCATGTTTCACCCCTTGCTCGTATGGCCGCCATCGCGCACCATCCGCGCCATGCGGATGATGTCTTCTTTTGTCATGACTTCACAAAAAGGCGCTCAATGCCCTTCTCTTTCACAAATGCTGTGAAGTCCAACGGCGACTTAGCAAGCACGGCAAAAGTCATCATGTGGCACAGCTGAGCAGCTTCATAGCCCGTGCAGTTCTCAGGAATTGTGATGCGGTGCATAGCACCATCAATTTCAACTTCGATGGGGCCAATCGGCTGCAGTTCATTTGAGTTCAATTTCATGCTCCTTGATTGGTGTGTGGATGAGCTTGCCCTTTGTCAGCACAAGCAGTCTAAAAAGAGGCATACGGTCATGCTTGCAGTAGTAGTGGACCGTGGAAGGCGCAACACCTAATTGCCTAGCTGCAGCCCGTATGCCACCAACAGATTCAATAAGTTCTCGTATGTTCATGGCGTTAGCATAATCGAACACCTTTGAACATGCAACCACAGGGAAACTTGTTGACATAGCGTTCGATACATGAAACACTTTAGACTCCGCAAACTTTAGAGCAAACCCTATGGAAAGAAATGATGAATGGCAGTTGATGTTGCAAGAGCGCGAGCAAATGACTGAGGAAGCTTTTCTGCGTGCCAAGCTAGGCATGGCTAATGAAAACGATTGGAAATGGCTTGCAAACGAACTCGGATTAGATCTTTACAAAAGGAAAGCAAATGTTGATCTCTGAAAACAATACTGAACGCACATTCAAACTCGTGCCGCCTGGTTCTCACATGGCCATCTGCTATGGGTTTGTGGACCTTGGAACTCAAGACTACTTTTACCAAGGCGAACCAAAAAAGGCTCGTATGTGCCGGATTATGTGGGAATTGCATGGCGAAGATGCTGATGGCAATCCTCTTACGCTTGATGATGGCAGGCCTCTCAGCATCAGTGCTAAGTACACCATCAGCCTGCATGAGAATGCCAAGCTACGCATCATGCTCAAGTCTTGGCGCAATAAAGACTTTACTGAAGCTGAGCGCCGCGGCTATGACATCAGAACCATTCTTGGTCAGCATTGCATGATCACAGTGGAACACAGGACAAAGGACGACAAAACCTTTGCGAATGTTGGCGCAGTTACAGGGGTGCCAGCAGCATTGCGCAAGCTTGGACTTCCTGACCAGGTTAACAAGCGCACCTATTTCAGCTTTGGATACTACGATCAAAGTGAGTTTGATGCGCTGACTGACGGCCTGAAGAAAATCATCATGCAGTCACCCGAATGGGAAGCTAGGCAGCAGATAGCAAAGCCTGCGCGTGTCGATCCGTTTGATGATGATGATTCGATCCCCTTCTAATCATGGCTAAACAATTAACCCAAAAGGCAGCGGCTGCCAAACCCGTTGAGAACAAGCTTGCCGAGCGAGACTGGGTTCCCATTTGGTATGTCGATGGGGTCATGGTAGTGCCGCACTTCACAAAGCCGCATTTGTGGGTGTGGCCTGGTGGCCAGCTTTTTAATCCATCAGAACTTCTTAATATGGGTGGCAAAGAATCAACCACATTACTTTGGCCGAGGCATTGGCTATGAATGAACAAACTTACCTTTTTAAGAATGAACTAACTTACCTTTTTAAGTTAATTGATTCAAGCGAGGAAGAATTTCCAAACGAGTTTATTGATTGGCTACCTGAAAATCTTCATGTTTGGAATGCTTTTGTCTCTCAAGCCTTCAAAGTTATTAACCGGGGTTTTAAGCATTATTCAGCCAGAACGATCGTGCATGTTTTGAGACATCACTCAATGATCTCTGAAGTTCCTGAAGGGTCATGGAAGATTAACGATCATCATTCGCCATGGTTTGCAAGACTATTTGACCTTCGTTATCCAGCGCACAAAGGCCTCTGGGAATTTCGCCCTACAAAAAAAAGGATTAAAGTTGGAAATCAAAGCGCATCTTAGTGAGGCTGGCCACTGGTACACACGTACTGGCGAGCCGATGTACCAGGTCAAATCAAATGCTGGCCACCTGCGCAACACAACGCTCAGAGACGCTCGCAAGTATGACCTGGTACCTTCCGTCACCACCATCCTCAATGTCGCAGCCAAGCCCGGTTTAGAGGCCTGGAAACAGCAACAGATCTTGCTTGCATCACTGACGCTGCCCAAGCGTGATGATGAGTCCTTGGATGCTTACGCTGAGCGCGTCTTGAAGGACAGCAAAGAGCAGGCTGCTGAGGCTCGCGATCTTGGCACAGCGATCCATGCCAAGGTCCAATCAGCCTTTGAGGGTGGGCCACCAAATGAGTCCTACCTAGCCGTCAAGCAGATCCTCGACAAAGCGTATGGCAAGCAGGAGTGGATCAGCGAAAAAAGCTTCAGCCATCCCCAAGGCTTTGGTGGAAAGTGCGATCTGCACTGCAAGGTAGCGGTGGTTGACATCAAGACCAAGGCCTTTGGGCCACAGGATGATCCGCAAGGGTTCGATGAGCACCTGATGCAACTAGCAGCCTACCGTGCTGGATTGATACTTCCTGACGCAGCTTGTGCCAACGTGTTTGTCTCCACTACTCATGCTGGCCTGGTATCACTCTTCGAGTGGACAAAGGCTGATGTGGAGCGTGGCTGGAAGATGTTTGAGGCCTTACTGACATTCTGGCAGGCAAAAAATAATTATCAGTAGGATGAGTGGTAGCTCCTGGGTGGATGAATGGTTGTATGGGCTTTGACAAGTGGATTAAACACGCCTAAGATTCATTCCATAGCAAGTCGCTATGTAAGCAAACCCAGGAGCAAAAAATGCAAAACGACATCGCAAACATCACCGCAGCAAGCGTAGACGAACTCGGCGTATTGCTCGCACAAATTGCAGACCTTGAGGAGAAAGCCACTGCAATCAAAAACGCTATCAAAGACTCAGCATCGGCTGGTGGCCCCAAGTCCATCGAAGGCTCACTCTTCAAAGCCACTTACTCCGAAAGCGACCGTTGCGTCTTCGACAAGGACGCCTTCATCAAAGCTTTTGGTGCCGAGGCTTATGCCAAGTTCACTAAAACCACTGCAGTCTTCTCAGTCAAAGTTACAGCACGCTAATCAACCGGGGGCCTAGCCCCCTTGGAGGAAACCATGCACTACAAGTTAATTGAGTCTGACAAGTATGACCTGCGTATGCAGGTCTGCAATGTGGTCGAGACGGCCAACAACTTGAACCGCACATTGGCAAGTGAATGGCCAGATCTTGATGGCTATCAACTCAACGCCTTCGCCCGATTGGTAAAAGAAATGGAAGAGCTTGAGTCGATGTTCAAGCACATCAGAAACAGGAGGAAAACAGCATGAGAATCATCATTGATCGCCCCATGCAGGGGTACTTTGTTGCAGCCGAGGAGGACTGGGATCTTGGCTGGCCTACGGGCCTTGGCAAGACGCAGGAAGAAGCAATCGCTGATTTGCTGTGCCAGCGTGACCTTGATCCCCAAACAACATTAGTGGAGGTGGTATGAAAACAGGTGGACCAGCGTTTCCGCTTAAAGGCCCGTTAATGCAAAGTGACGAGTACGGAATGACCCTGCGCGATTACTTTGCAGCGCACGCCATGAAAACAATTTTTGATTTCCGTCATCGTGAACTTCTTCAACTTAATGAGGCAATGGGCGGCCCAGAATCAATGTCTTTTTCAGAAGACGAGAGGCACAGCGAGGTTGCTGAGGAAGCATATTTAATGGCCGACGCCATGCTGAAAGCGAGGGAAAAATGATTCCTGGCGCACGCGTAAAGACACCTCGAGGCTTTGGCATTTTAGAACTCGAGCACCCTGATGGCACTTGTGCAGTCCGACTGATCAATGACCGTGAGTGGCCATTTCCTGAGTGGGTATTCCTGCCACGCGATCAGATCAAGTGGGCACCTGTAAAAGATGACTTATCCGATGTTGAGGAGGCACCGTTCTAAATGGAACAAGTTTAC